GGAGTGTGCGCGTCGAGCAGGCGCCCCACACGCGCTTCGTTCGTCGCTGCCAACGCAAGCGTTGACGTCCCGGTCTGCACCGTCGCACTCGAAGCACGTGCGACGGAAACCCCAGGGATTGAGGTGTGTGCCCCGGGCGCGAGGGCGGCGAAGCTCAGCGCGAATGGGCGCCGTTTGCGGTGTCCTGTTGCCGCAACCTGGATTGCTGTCCTCACTCGAACGGCCCCTCGAGTCGGACCGTGGTCGCACTACCGGCCCTCACGTACAGCACAGCGTAGCGGGTGCTACGCACTGCAATCTGAACGTGTTGTTCGGTGTCCGTCGGAAGCTGAGGTGCTCCCGTCACGCATCCCCCGGAATCCGCAGTAGTGAGCGTCCCGTCGTTCCACGCCTTGCCCGCGGAGGGAGTTCCTGCCAAGCTCGCAACGAGCTCAGAGTCTCCGTACGCGGCCTCCCCCTCGGCGAGGGCGCCGGCTGCATCTTCTGCTGCGCACACGCCGTAGTAGACCTGGGTGGCCGAGCCGTAAAGACGCCACCCTCCGGGCCCCAACACAACCTGCCTGGTGCCCGTATCTACTGTGAGGACGCGGCTCCGCGCCATACGAGGCGTGCCGATGGATGCTGCGATTTTTGACGAGTCGTCGGAAGTTGTCATGGTTCCTCAGTTGGGCACGCAAAGCGCCCGGTAGCCGACGCCCGCGGTGTCTACGGCGCCGACCAAAACGCGCTCATACCCGGCTACCGCACCGCGTTTGAGCCGCACAAGAATCGCGATCTCATCGTTGCCTGGCTCGATGATGGCAAGCCCTGTTTGTTGCGTGTGCTGCGAAGCCCCTGATGCGCCGGGAATACCTACGGCAATCTCCACGGCTGGAGCCGCGCCGCTGCCGGTACCCAAGCCCGGCGCGATCGTGAGTTGACCTCCGGGAAGGTCTGTTCCAGTTGCGTTCCCACCGCGTACGGCTGGGGTTGTTGGTGCCGCGCCGTCGAGTCCGAGCACAAGCTCCGAGGCCGCCGTGATTCGCGTGTCGCAGTCGGCGTTCCCGAAGACAACCACGTCACCGGCGTCGATGACCGCGATTGGCTTGTCATCCCCTGCTCCGTTTTCCCCAGAGAGCGGCGTGCTGTTCGCGAGGATCGCGTTGGTGTCGTAGAGTTTGAGCGGAGTGTACGGCCCGCCGTTTTCGATCACGAACGTGAGCGAAGATTCCGAGGTAAACGTAGTGGTCAAGTAAGCACTGCCCAAGGCGAGGGTGCTTCCGCTGGTCTTGAGCACCTCGCGCGCTGAGCCTCCGCCGTCCTTGATGCTGAGCGGAATGTTTACCGGGATCGTCACCGCGAGGTTGTCAACACGCATCATCTCCACGTTGTTGACGTAGAAGACCTGCGGAGCTGCGGACCCACTGCGGAATTGGATGCCAGAGACGCTGTTATCTCCAACCAAAACGTGGTTCCCGGACCAACCAAGCGCCCTCAGAAATGCTGTGTCCCCGGAGTTCCGAAAGAGCACACCGAGGGCAGCATTCGAAAGCGCCACGCCAACGGAAACGCCCAGCGAGGCCGCGGAGACCCCAACCCCGTAGCGCTCACACTGCACGTCGTGGGCGAAAACCTTGGCCCCGTAGATCGTCTGGGGTCCATCGCCACCCATGAGTGTGAACGCGAGCGCGGTGCTGCCCAGCGTGATGGTGCCAGTCGTGGTCAACGCCCAGATAGAGCGTGCGTAGGTCGATCCCTGGTCCACGTAGACAGACAGCCCCGTGCCAACCTCTGCGTCAGTGTCCGCGTCCGACGTGCGGGTCCACGCGCCTACTGCCACGCCATAGATGCCGTTTTCCGAGGCGGCGGTCTGAGCCCTGACGAGCACTCTGTCTCCGGCGGAGAGCAGGACCCCGTCAACCGTCTGCAGTCCAGACAAGGTGATGTTCGCAGTCGTCGCGACCCTGCATGAGCTCTTCCAGTCCGAGACAGAGGCCCCGCCTCCACCCCCGCCTGCCGTGGGCACCCAGCTCGTGGAGCCAGCGTCCCACGTGAGCACGTCTCCGTCCGAGGGAGCGCTGTTCGAGACGTATTGGCCCCGGAGGTACGCTGCGTCGTGCAGCTGGGCCGGCGTGTCATCGGGGACCCAAGGACCTGGCGTGAGGTCCGCTGCACGGTCTCCAACGAGGACGGAGCCGTCATGGAGGAAAAGGTGCCATGCCCCCTCGGACAGCACAGCGAAGTTCACGCCAGGATTGGACGAAGGCGACCCCGCAATGAACGTGTGAACGGGCAAACGCGACGGGACGAAGGAGGCTGCATCTAAGATGTTCGCGCTCAAGAAGAACGGGACACGAAGTGCCGCAAGATACCAAGCAGAGTCGTAGAACTGAAGCTGGGACACCGAACGCACATCAGGCGCCGCGAAAGTGCTCCATGTCGCCCCTTGGTCCGTGCTGATGATCCAAGACTCCGAGGCGGGACTGCCTGTTGGGTACGCGACGACGGTTTCACCGTCTGTCGCGAGGCCCCAGCTTGTCCCCAAGGTACTCGTGACCGTGGTGATCTTCGTCCATGTGGCGGTTGGATCGGTTGCTTTGTAGACCTCGCCTGCGAGCGTGATGCCGATCCATACTTGCCCTGTGTAGACTATCTCAACGAACACGCTGACCGTGGCGGTTCCGAGCGAGGCAGCAGCCCACGAAGCCCCGTCATCCACACTGTAGAGGATCTTCGTTGCACACCCCGCGACGATGGTGGACTCTCCAAGGGCAAAGCATCCGACGCCTGTCGTGACGCCAGCCCCAAGAACGCTGGACCAGTTGTTTGCATCGTCCTCAATCGCCGAGCTCACACCTTGGTCTGGCGTTGTGCGCCAAATCCTTCCCGAGCCACTTTTTGTGCTCGAGATCAGCCAAGAACCACCCGTCCAGAACACGCCGGAAATGTATCCGAGGGTTCCTCCGGATTGCTGCGGTGTGAGTTCCGTCCAGAGCTGTCCGCGTTCCGAGACATAGATTGGCCCTCCGTCGGAGGGAGACCCTGGGATGGCCACGATTCTCCGGACAGACCTCATCGACGATGATGATTCCGCCGTGGCAGAATCTGCCGCTGCGCGAAAGATCCCGGGTGATCCGGTTTCAAACCTTTGCCACGAGCTGGTTGATGGGCCTCGAAGGAAATCCACCCAAGTCCCAAGGTGATAAAACAGCCAGTTGAACCACTGGGCCGGCGGCCTATCGTCAGTGCTGAACCCGTCGTTCCTAACGGACTCAACGGGCTCGATGACCTGGTCGGCACCGGCATTCGATGCGAACAAGGGGACTATAGTTGGTCGCTTCGGCATTACTCAATCACTCCGGTGAGGTGCCCGCCGCTGGCGAGTCCCGTGTCTGAAAGTCCCTTCGCCGAACTCGTCTCAGCGAAAAACCTATTCGAGGAGAAGGTGAACAGGTCTGCCTCTGCGCGCGGGGGCGTAACCAATTGGAGTTGTACGCCTCCAGCCTTGGTGAGATTGAGGGCCAGCAGCATCGCTTCGGCTGAAAATGGAAGAGGTGAGTGCGGCTCAATGAGCCACGAGGCATAGCCTTCGCGCGCGCTGAAGGAGATCGCGTCGGGGGCTAGTGTCAGGCCAGTGACCGCGTGGAGGTCTTCGCCGGTCCCAGAAGACTGACGTGCCCGCACGATGGCCCGAAGCATCACGCGATAGTCTTCGTCCTCGAGCGCGCCGCGTTCGAACGCCACAAGCGCTCCAATCTGGTCGAGGGCGTCTCCAATGGCCGTCTCCAACGTGCATTGAAGCAAGTCCCAAAGAGCGTCTTCGACATCCTGGGCCTGGTCCATCCAAGACCGCAGCAATGCTTCCAGCGCGACCTTGCCGCGAAACTGCCGCGGCAGCAACGCAACGCCGTCCTCTGCGTGAGTTGTGATCCTGGTGACCGACGTCACCGAGTCGGGTTCGATGTCTGGCATCAGGAGATCCTGCTTGAGTCAAAGACCGCGAGTTCTCGAGGGCCCATCTCCAAGTTCTCCGAACGCTTGCTCGCGGAGGTCCTGCCGAGGCGGATGTCCACAACATCAGTTACGCCTGGCACATCGATCACAGCGCAAATCAGCCGGGCTCTGATGACATCGGATCCAAGGGTCATCGTGTTGCCGTACTCGAGGATAGCTGCCTCAACTGCGTCCGTTCCCGCATAGGTCGCGGCGTCGTAGCGCAGGTTGACGTCCACCCAAACCTCAACAGCGGTGGGCTCGCTCCAGCGCAGCGTACGGGTCTGCCCAATGCTGTCTGTGACGTCCGCGCTGTGGTCTCCGTAGGTGTCGATGCCGCCCGCTTTGCTGCGCCACAGTTGCTCCGCAAGAGCCTGCCTGGCTGTATCTAACTCGGGGCCGGAAAGCCCCACGCGGAACTGCACCACCGCCTCAATGCAATGGGGCGGGCGGTGCTGCGAATCGTAGTAGGCCGATGTGTTCTCTTCGACGAAAACCGCCGCAACAACGCTTTCGCCATCAACCTGCACGTCGGCTAGGTCCGCCTGGATCGCTGGGACGGTCGCCGTGCCAGGTCTCGAAAGCTCGAGCTCACGACGCACGCGAAGCGCTGGATCCTTCTCGACCTCGGCGCCAGCGGCAGCATCAAACGCATTGGTTACTGCGGTCCACCCCGACACAGGCGTGGCAATGACAGTGATGGTGCCTGCGTTTGCGATGTAGGGGCCCGCAACCTCAGCTTCCGCCAACACCTGGAACGCGGCGGAGGATCCCGTGCTGTTGGTGACCGAGGCCTTCGTGCGCCAACGGTTCGAGGCTTGCCCCGTGACATGGGCAACGGAGCCCTGTGGCAACGTGGTTCCAGCCGTCAACGTTACAGTGAGGGTGGCGAGCCCTTTCGAAGCTGCACGCCTGACCGTACCCGTGAAGGCACAAACGGCGTCGAGGCTGTCAAACACAGCTCCCCTAGGGTCACGCGCCTTGTAGACCGCTGCCCCGAGCTCCCAAAGCTCTCGAAGCTTCGTTGTTACGATCGCGTTGAGATTGCCCAGTACAGTCTCGGCGCTCGTGTCGAGTGTTGGGTCGATGCTGGCGCGTTGAGCGGTCTCGATGTCAGCAAGGATGTCTTCGGTCGTCTTGGGGACGAAGCCGGTTGAGTCAAGGCCTGCCATTAGACGGCTCCTGCGATGAAGGGGGACAGATCCACGGGGGTACCGTCGGCCATTCGCACAATAAGTGGGTTCAACACGGCGACCCGGTCCGGCTCAAGCACCAGGCGAAAGGCCTCGGTTGAGGCTACCCCTGGACAGGTAGAGATCGTGCGGCGCAGCATAGCGTCGAGACGAGGTAGAGCACCCTTTCGCCCCAACAGCGCCAGGTACGGGGTACCCACCTGCTCGTCGAGGATGTATTCGCGAAGAAGCAGCCGTAGGCGTACGCGCAGCCGCTGCGCCACCGCGACGTCTGCGGAGGTCAAGGAAAGCTTGTGACCGGTCAGGTCCAGGTCACCGGTGACTGGGTCGAGAAGAAGGTCACGCATTGTCTTGACGTCGAGGGGGGTTCGGGAGCTCCATTGTTCGTGATGAGCCTTAGCAAAGTACCGAGGTTCACCCGAAACGAGGTCAGTATGTATCCAGGCCAGCAACCCTACGGTTATCCCCCGCAAGAGATGACCCTGTTCCACAACGGCGATTGTCTCGTGACCACATCGCGTGTTCAGGTCCGGGGGACGATGTACCCGCTCGGCGGCCTAACTGCCGTAAACGTCAGCAAGAAGTCAGGCCAACGAGGAGCCGGAATCGTGCTTGCTATTCTCGGCCTGGTCATCGCGCTCGCGGTGCCTCCGCTGGGCCTCGTCATGTTGCTCATCGGAGTCGTCGTTGCTCTTGTGTCGGGCGACAAGTTTTTCTTGGTCCTGATGACAGCAGGCGGGCAGCTAAACGTGCTTGAGTCCAGCGACGAGAACGCAGTCCGTCAGGCGGCCGGGGCGATTGCGCAAGCCTTGGCCTATCGTCGATGATCCGGCGATCAGAAGGAGAAGGACATGTCATCGCAACGGTGGAAGGTGTTCGCGGGATCGTTTGTCGGGGCGCTTGTCATCCATGGCGTGATGATCGCCTGTGGGAGTATGCCGACGCGCGGAGACGGAGGATCTGACGTCATAGTCCCGAGGGATATCGCGAATGCCGTGATGGACTCGGAGGTCCAGGATGTCCGTGCCGACCCAGACGCTGGGGCCTGCACCTGCGTTCCTGCTCCGTACGTGTCTACGTTCGCGCTCACGGTAGACGAAGGCAGCGGGGCTCAGACGCCCGATCTTGACTACTCTTCAGGGGCGATGTCGGTGCGGCCAAGCAGATTTTCGTCAAGCGAGACCGGGACTACCCTGTTCCTGTCGGCCGATTTTTTTGTAGGAGGTCGCCCGATCGCATTGAGCTCACAGATTGAGATTGGTTCCGACCGAACTCTTCGCAGAGTCGTCTACGCCCAGGCTCGAACGGATACTTGCTCGCCAGATTCTACTCCAGCGGTCATCGGAACTTTGGCTGTCACTAGCCTTGAGGAGCACAGAGCGGAGCTGCGCGTTAGTGAATTGACCGTATTTTGCAGACCGGACCCAACGCGCGACGCAGGAGCACACAGCATCAGGTTTACCAATGTCGTGTTCAGGGTTGAGTCGCCAGGAGAAAATTTCGTCTCGCCACCGCGAAGGTACCAACCTTGATCTACAAGACCTTGCACTTCAAAGCCGGCGTAACGTACACGGTTCTGGCTCCGGGCAAGCCCGTGAGCCGTCAAGTGGAGACTGTCGGCGAGGCCACCATCGTCACAATCGCGTACGATGAAGGGACCTGGATCAAACTCACCAGTCTTCCATCCGGAATGCACATCGACAGCAACCGCAAGCTTGGGTTCAACGAAGCGACACGAGAGGTCTATGTCGTCGCAGAAGACTCAAACTAAAGTTCAGGTTGCTTTTGCCTTCGAGGCAGCAACGTCTCCCAGCGACCCGATGATCGTGTTGGGTGCTCCAGAGTTGCCGCTAATTGGACCGCCGCTCGAGCTCGAACTATAGCCCCCTGTCGATCCACCGGGACCATGCGTGTGCCCGTCAAACGTGCTCTGAATCGTGTCTAGACGCGCGTTGACCAGGTTTGCTAGAGCTAAGAAGTTCGACGCCGTGTCACCGCCCAGATGCACGGTTCCGTCTGTTTCTACCGTGACCACGCGCGTGTCTCCCTGTGTCACTTCCACGGCACCGTTCTTCCGGATTGTCACCCGCGTACCGTTGGGATCATCTGAACCCAGCACCACCGCAGGCGCGCTTGCATCGGCCATGACCTGCTCGGGCGTTGCGTTATCCGGAGGTGGCTCCTGAGGTGCGTGCGCAAGCGCCTTACGATGAACAAACAGCCCGGGAATCGCCACCGCATGGGCGATGTGATGCCGGCGCAAGTCGCCAGGGTACTGTGCTGCTCCGTCTCCGTCTCGCCAGTGCCCGATGGCAGTCTCGCAGCACACGACGAGCACGGTGTCTCCCGGGCCAAGTCGACATGCAACGAACCACCCCTCGGAGCGAGGGAACATCACCGGGATGGACGGCAGCACCGGGAGGTCTTCGTACGCGTACGAACCATCGGGCTGTAGCACCGGATGCCGGATGAGGGGCTGCACGTTCGCAGTCTGGGTTGCCGCATCGTAGCTCTCAATCCGTCCAGGGAACGAGGTGTGCAGCTCTGAGAGGTACTGCTCGATCCAAGCACGGATCACATCAAGTTGGTCGGGGAAAGCTGGTCGTATCATTGGTCGGAGGGTTTCAATTGGCTCGAAGTGTAGGTTTCATCGCGCACGCAGCTCCATCTCCACGGTCCAGTCCTCGCCCATTGTGTCGCCCGTGTACTCCGCGGTCTCGATGCGGTAGGCGCCCCTGACCTCGAGGGCGTCAAGCTGCACGAGGCGCCCGGGCACGAGGTCTGGGATCAGCAGGGCCTTGGCTTTCACGACCCCGTGCTTGCCAACCTCAGGGCTTTCGATAAGGCCCGTGTCGGATCCGAGTTGGATAGCCTCGCGATTGAGCGCCCCGCCTCTGGGAAGAAGTTGGAGCACCCCATCCTGAACGGACCACTCCAACCCAGCGGAGTCGAGTAAGCGAGAGAGCTCCCGCGCGGCCCTGCCTCGGATGGTTGTACCGCGAGGAAAAAGAGCGTCGAGCTGATCGAGGGCCGCCGACGCGATCTGCTCGTTGGTGTTCCCGGCGCCGACATCCATCTCGTCGGCGAGGTACGCAACCACCTCGCGTAGCTGGGTTCCTGGTCCGAACGATCTGACTGCTCTGGCGGTCTGCACCGAGTGAGCTCCGTCGCCTGCAATGATCCTGGTGATCCAGTCTGGACCTTCTCGACGGTGTTCGGTTTGCTTCTCGTTCCCTTGGAACAGCAGGCTCATTCCTTCCTGATAGCCTGCTTCGAGGCGAACCAGGGGGCGAGTGGCATCGCGGATCTCACCGCGGTGGTCTTCCGACAGGTTGAACACTTCGAGCTCAAGCGTTCCCTGTTTGGAGGTCTTCAAGGTCCGTTTGCACTTGAAGCGAAGATCGATGTCTTCGCTCTGCAAGCTTCCCACCGTGACCCGCCACTTGCGACCAAAAAGCCTCACGCTAGCTCCGCAGAGGAAAAGTACAGGAGCTTGAAGCGAACACCGAGCCCTGAAAAATCAGGGTCTTCGTTTCGTCCGGTCGTGTCATCTAGCACTAGGTGACCGCGAGGTATGCGCGCATCCGTAACGCCTCGCAACAGTGGCCAGTTGGTGACCAGGACAATACCGGAGACGATTGGTGAGCCGTCCTGGTCAGAGATCGCGAAGAGCCAGTGTCCAAGCCGCTGCACCCAGTCGAACGAGAGAATGTAGTCCCTCCCATCGAGAGCGGTGCGCTGGCGCCAGGTCGATTGCCCGTCGGAACTGCAAGGGATCAGAATCGCCATCACCCAAACCCCAGTCCACGGAGGAAGCTGCGACCGGGGGCAGCCTGCTGCTCCGTTGCGTCTGTTCCCGGTTGTCCTCCCCGGTTCCTTTGTCGTTGGCCCCGGCGCTGGCGCGGGGCAGGAACGCGCACTCTCTGAGTAGTGGCAATGCGAATTCTTCGTAGATCGAGGTTGAGATGAAGGGAGTTACCCCAGTCAGCGTCACGCTCGACGCGGTATCGCTCGATCACGCAGTTCTCGATCACTCTTGTCCCTGTAGTAACCGTCACGACCTGGCCGGCGTCCTTCAGGGCTCGGAGCTGGTCGTCTACGGCCTTTCGACGGTCGAAGGCCTGCGACCACTGCATGGTGCTCACCGAAGATGTCTGCCCTCCGATGCTCACGGTCGATGCGCGAGTGCTGCCGGTTGCGCCGTCCATCCCGAACGAGGGCACCTCAAGCGGATGGTTGGAAACCACAGCCTCAAGAGTCACGGAGTCGTTCTGCGGGCGCACGTGGTCGCTGATCGCCGCGCCTTGTTCCACCACGTGGTCGGATACCTGGGCCGAGCCCTCGTGCGTCTCGGAGACAAGACAGTCGAAGTCAATTACCTGCTCTTGCCCGCCTTGCGGAGTCCATGAGATTTCCAGCATCTGTCAGTCTGGGTGTGGAGATGGGTGGTCGGCTTCGAGGTCGGCCCGTTGACGGCTCGCGAGCTCACGTGTAACGGCTTCCGCGATTCTCCTGGGGTCCCCTGCGCCGTTGACGTTAATTGTTGTAGGACCAACGGACCTATTGATCGTGGTTGGCGAGGCCTGGAACCTGGCCTCGACGGTCTGTGGTGCTGATGCGGATGCGGCGCGGCTCCCTGGCGAGGCTGGTCGCGGGGTCGTGGGCACGTTCAGCACGAGCTCGCGCCAGTCTCTGGCGAGTCCTTCAAGCCCGCCGCTGAGCATTCTCCCCACAGCCTTGAAAGGAGCAAGGATCGTGTCGGCGATCATCGAGCCATACTCTTTCACTTTTGTCAGGATGGCCGTCAGCGCCCCTCCGGTGGCATCGTCGACGGCATTCCAGGCCTTAGCGAATGGGGCCAAGAGGCCACCAGTGAAGCTGGTCACGGCCCCCCAGGCCCCGGTCACTCCGGCCTGTATGTCAGCCCACAGCCTCGACGCTGCGGCGCCGGCGTCGGAGAACGCGAGTTTTGCCCCGTCCCAAGCCTCCCCAAGGGCCCTGACCACGTTCTGTTGGGTGCCGACCCCATAGGTTCGGTCGAGGTACCTGCCTAGCGCAGAGTCCCCGCCCTCAATCATCGTCGTGAGCTCGTCGTACCCGATGACCAACGCAGCAAGCACCGCCAGTACACCGAGGATCGGAGCGAGCACAGGTAGCCACGCAACCAGCAGTTTTGCTCCTGCAACGGCGCCCGCGATCCCGAGGAGCTTAAGCGCGCCTTCGACCAAGTGTGTCCCTCGCGTGAGACGCGAAAACTGAGACGCGCCCTTCGTGATCCAGCCGAGGAACTCTGTCAGCAACGGCAACAAAGAAACGGCAATGGTAGAGCGGACACTCACCAGAGTCGTGTTCCATTTGTCCATCGCATCGCCGTAGTCGTCGGCAGCTGCGATGGCCTCGTCGCTCATTGCTCCGCCGAGTTCCTCGAGTTGTCCCCGAAGCTCAGCAAGACCGCCTTCGCCGTCTTGCAGAATCGTGAGAAGCTTCGCCCCGCTCTTGCCAAAGAGTTGCGTCGCAATAGCCGTCCTCTGCGCCGGGTCTTCAATGCCCGACATGGCGGCAGCCACGTCGTTCATAATGTCCCCAGAGCTTCGAGTCTGCCCGTTCGCGTCTTTAGCGGAGATGCCTAGCCGACGCAGAGTTTCCGCCGCTCTGCCGCCGTTGCCGGAGCCGAGCTGCTGATTGAGCTTACCCAGCGCCGAGGCAAGGTCCTCGGCGGAGACTCCTCCGAGCTTCGCGGCGAAGCTGAGCTCCTGGAACTCGCGGTAGCTAAGGCCAAGCCTGTCGGAGCTGTCTTTCACCGCACCGGCAGCATCGGAGAATTCGTCAGCGAACTCTCGGATGCCAACGACCAGCTCCGCGCCAGCGATGACGGACCCGAACTCTCGCAGTAGTCCAACCCCGCCTTCGACCGACTGCATGCCTTTGCGTAGGTTGCCGTCATCGAATTCGATGCCGAAGTAGGCGGCGATCTCTCTAAGCGGAGGGCTACTCATGGTTTAGTCGAGAGGAAGCGTCTTCGAGTGCATCCAGGACGACGTTTGCGTCCATCACGTCCGCGAGGGTCCATTCGCTCCAAATGGTTGCTAGCGGATCGTTGTAGCGTCGGGACACGGCAATCCTGTGGATCTGCCAAGGGATGTGTGCTGGGAGCTCAAAAGAGACTACGGCGCCGAAGCGACGTGTCGGCGGACGCGGGCTCCCAGCGCTGCGAGTAAAGGGCCGAGGTTGACCTCGATGCCAAACTTGAGCCACTCGAATAGGGATCCGAGGTCGCCGGCGAAGTGGGCATCGAAAACGGCTCCAAGAGCCAACTCTTTCCCGTTTACTCGAGCCATTGTGGAGTCTGCCAGCAGGCGGCAGATGGCCTCGAGATTGTCAGCGTCGAGATTCTCCGCCAAGGTTCCCAAAGCAGCCAGCACAGCTCCGCTGGCATCCTCAAGCGAAGTAACCCGCTCGAGCCCTGGGCCGACAACGCGGGCCACGCGAGTGAACAACTGCAGACCCTTGGACGCTCCCAGTGGAGTTACCTCATAGAGCACGCCATTGATCGTTTTCTGTTGTGGTTCGCGAGGCATCAGATGCTCGGGTTTCCGCTCGGGTCGAGCTGCATTGAGGCCGCACGGAGCGTCCACTCGTTTTCGGCGATCTCACGACCGCGCGAAACCGTTGGCGGCTTGCTCACCCAGGCCTTGTCAGCCCTCGCGAGCACTATGCCCGAGGATCGGTCCGTCAACCGGAAGGCCCCAACGTCTCCGCCATTCTCACTTGCGAGCGCGAGTTGGCGAAGCGCAGACAGAAGGTCGTTGCCTTGAGAGGTCTGGAGGAGCTTGATCTTGATGGTGGCCCGGAGGTCGTTGGAGCGGGCGCGAGCCACTTCGCCATCCGCCCCAGCCTTGTCGCTGAAGTCGTCTGCGTTCATCTCGATGGAAACAAACTCGCCCTCGGCAAACCCACTGTCGATGATCTTGCCCGCAATGGATAGGACCACGAGGTCCGCGGCGTAGGTGGTGGTTCTGTCTTTTGCAGCCATGATGCCTCACACAGAAATGGTGCCAGTGATTTCAATTGCGTGGATCGCTCCAGCCAGAGTGCCGCTGAACTGGATGTCCGGGAGCACGCGGTTGGCGCGGTCTATCGGATCAACCTCGGCCACGAGAGGGGCCGTAACAGTGGGAGCCGGCGTAGCGGCAAGGCCGCCGACTCGCACGCCATCTCCCAACTGCGCCTCTACCTCGGCTTTTACGAGCTCGACCCCAGAATCTGTGTAGGGGATCTTCTTGGCGTTCACAAGGATGAAGAACAGGCGCTCTTGCATTCGAGCCCGCAGCCAGTCGACGAACCGAACCACGTCGATCCACTCGCCCGCGGCGACTTTGCCCTGCTCGGTAACAGGCACACCTGCAACGACCGTATAGGTCCCCCCGCGCTTGTTGTGGAGATTGGTCTTCTGCGTGTCTGTAAGCGCGTAGACCGAGACGCCTGGAATCGTTTTGTAGGCCCACGTATCGCTTCCCGGATCATCAGGGTAACGGTTGCCCATGATGCCGGCCGCCAAAAAGTCAGAGCCAAGATTTGGATGAAACCAACACGAGGTACGGGCGTAGGAGTCGGCCTTCAGGGTGGAGAGCACGTCAGTCGTGACGGAGGAATCCTTGGCCTCGGAGTCGGACGTCTGCGCGCAAAAGATCACCCTTTGGGTCTCAGCCCAGGCAGCCGCTTCGAGCACCTCGGCCTTGCTGTTGCTGTCCAGCAGCAAACCGTACCAATCTGCATCCGCCGCGAGAATGTCGCTCAGGTCTCCGGCAATCCCTGGGTCGCTGGTCTGATCCTTCAGCGCAATGGAGGCACTAAGGTCTGCGAAGGTCGTCATGACGCCTTCGCTGGTCGTGGACACCACGACCTTCGTACCGCTTCCCCCTGCAGCACTGAACCGCGCTCGCAGACCGATCGTAAAGCTCCCACCTGTGCCGCTCTGGGCAGGAACGGAAACCGAGGTAATCCGCGCAAAGAGTGTACCGAGCGCGCCCTCAACCGTGGCGTTGCCTCCGTTGGGGACCGCGATCGTGTCGGTCACGTTGTTCCCGGCTTTGTCTCTGCCAGATACAGTGATCGTCGTAGCGTCGAAATCTCCGTGGGCGCTGAATGTTGCCTGCACGGCGCGAGGCGGGTCCATTTCTGAGCCTCCGACGACCCCGTTCAGCTCCGTCTCATCGTCGAGGGTAAGCAGGCTTGCGGAGGTGTCATGCGCCGTCACGATCGCGTCTGCATCGGCGTCACTCTTGGCGTTCAGCGCCGAGGCTAGAGCTGTGCACACGGCTGCCAGATTATCGGATCCTAGCGCGGTATACGTCACCTCGTGTCCATTGACGCTGAGACTGTATACCTTGCCAAGCGCCGGCGCCGCTGGTGTAAGGTCCACGATCTGAGAGAATGGCAGCTCGCGTCGACCGACCTTCACGCGCTTTACTCGCGGCTGCTGAGAGAAGATCGTGCGCGCGATGCGGTAGGCCGGATCGGACGAGCTAAACCCATCCTCTTCCATCTCCGACAACTTCGTGTAGGACCGGACGAGGTCCACGTACAGTGAGTGGTACGCAACGATCAGCGGCGTGCCGAATCCGGCTCGCGTGGGCGTCTTGGTGCTTGAGGTGATCTGAACATTGACAATATCTTCCAGGCTCACGGCAGGACCTCTTCGGAAATCTGCAGGGCTACGGGCAAGTCGTCACCCGCGGGATTCTTCAGTGCAGTAGAGACCTTTGCGGTCTCGATGGTGTTGATTGGCGAGGACGTCTCAAACGCTGTTGCGTTGAACCTGACCTCAACGATCACGCGAGAGACCCAGCGTTGATCGACACGATAGTCGGCCTTGAGAGTCGAACCGACCCTCACGAGACCTAGAGCCATCGCGGCTATTGCCGCAAGTGACGCAGGGCACCGAGCCCGGCTACGAAAACGCTCTGCAAGCGTGAAGGCGTTTGGGGCGCCGGGTCTCTGGCTTAGCGTCTCGATTGAGAGCTGCAGCGTGACCAGTCGCAACCCCACCGTTTGCGGAGTCAAATTGAGAGCAGGAGCGGAACGCTCGCTGTCTTCGTAGCGCTGGTCTTCTACACCAACGCTGACCATGGATACCCACGAGAGCAACACCAATGTACCGCTGTGATGCGGCCGGGGCGCGTTCTCGAAGAGGACTACATCGACTTCGGTTAGACTTCTCACCCAGTCCACAAGGAGCGGCTGGAGCGTTTCAAGATCCATCGCTTAGATCCTCGTATTCAATCGAGTCGATCATCTGTCCCGTGTCGATCAAGGGAGTACTTGAGCCCTTGCGAACAATCGTGGATGGCGCGTTGGGCGGAGGGATCCCAGCTTCGACGCGAGCTTGGATGGCCTCGACGACGAACTCCCCAACTACTTCCATGACTTCCCTGCGAGATGCCTCGCCACCAACGAGGGCGCGAGCTCCAATAGACAGAAGCCGCCTGATCTCTCCTTCTTTCTCGTCGACGGTGCCACGCAAGAACGACCGCTGCGGAATGAGCTCCGTGCCGAACTCTTGGGCAGAAGCATCCTCCAGGAGCGATGTCCCTCGAGGCTCGTGCGGCTGATCCTCAAGGATACCGACTCGAACCCGTGCGGGCCTGAGGCGTTCAGCGAGACCCGTCAGCCCGTTCCCCGACACGATGATCTTGGCTGGCATGTTAGGTTCTCAGGCGCGCCAGGATTGCGCTGAGGGTCTCTCCGGGGAGCTGGCCTACCGCAATGCCTCCGCCGGCACAGCGGCCCTCCAGCTCCTTGCGAGCTGCCGAGTAGGTTGTGCTACCGTCCTTGGCCTCGAGACGGGCCTGCATCCCCCCCGGAGAGATCGAGAGGATGTGTGCGGCTTGAAGCCAAACGGCTTGCTTGTAGGTGTCTCCGAAGACCCTCTCGTCGGTGATGTTCTCGGCCTCGGACAGCGCAAGCTCCACAAGCTCGTCCGAAGTCTCGTCAAACTCGGCGAACCGGCGCTTGAAGCTTGCTGCTGTCAAAGTCATGGATCACCCTCGGCGAGAAGAGCGGGCAGGAGGAGCAACGGGAGGGTCGTCCGTTTTGGCGACCTCTACCGCAGGCGCAGTCGCGGAAGAGAGGGCGGCTTCAAGCCCTGCGATGCGACCAGCAAGTTCGTTGCGCTCTGTAGTCAGAGCGCCATTCTTGGCGTGCATCTCGCTCACGAGGGCGTCGAGGCCCTCAAGGCGAGTCTTGGCCGAGGCCAGGTCAAACGCGAGGCGTTCGTTCTCCACCTCGAGCTTGGCGGCTTTCTCAGTCGCCGATGCGGCCTCGGAGAGCATCGACCCGATGCGGCGCACTTCCTCCTCGCGGCCCTTCTCGCGTGCGAGGAGCTCAGCAATCGCAGCATCTTTCTGCTTCACCTCCTCCCGCGCCCTCAGCAGGTCAGCAGCCGACGCGGTAGGCACCAAGGCTCCGGCCTTGCTGGCCAGTACCTCCGACTCGGCAATGAGCACCCTACGTCCGTCAGGCGCTGGCTGAAGCCACGCCCGGGTGGAGGCTTTGGCCAGATCGAACACGCCGACCTGACCCGGCAGCACGCCACCAATGGGAGCCGTGTGCGCGTTGTAGAGCCGCACGAGGTTCTCTTTTTCAGCCATCACGCCACCGTGCCCAGGCCGTCCATGTACGCGGCCGAGAGCGGGTACAGGAATCGCACGCCACCGAGACGGCAGAGGGACCGGATCTCGAGGTTTCCACCGAGGTCGATCACCGGCAGGATGAAGAACAGCATGGGCGCGAGGAGAGCAACCTTGCGTGGGTTGGCTGAGAAGGCGACCATGCGCGAGCCTGTTCGTGGGGCGTCTGCCGTGCGGAGCTTGAAGCTCTCGAAGACGGCGATGTTTGGGTTGGCCTTCTTGAACATCGAGAGCACCGTTTCTCCTGGCGCCGAAGCCCCGATAAACGTAGAGCTCACGAGGCTGAAAAGGTCATCCGGCAGTGCCAGCGAGTCAGCGCGCTCCACGCCGTTGCTGCCGTTTTTTACGGCGTTCACGACCTTTTGCATGTCAGCCAAAATCTCGCTTGGAGTGGCCGTGGGCCAGGCGCCGGTGATCTCAGGGACCAGAGGCACCAGGGGGTTGTTTGCAAACCCGGTGACGTTGATGTCTGAGTCCCCGAACCACGCGACCTCGTCAACCTCTTGGTCTACGGCCTCTCGCGCGGCATCGTCCAAGAGCTGCTTGAGTGGGATGTTTGCAAAATCAGCGCTCCACTGCTCCTGCAGGTCGATCTGCTGGGCAATGCCGTAGTTCGCAAAGTACGAGGTGATCTCCTTGCCGGAGACATCCACCTTGGGCCACTGGTCAGCCATCGTGGAAATGCGCCGGGCCCTGCCAACGCGGTCGTACGCCCGAGCCGTGAGGCTCTTGGCGCCGCGATCCACATCAGTCTTGACCGGGATGATTTCCACGGCGTGACCTTTGGCGTACTCGACCTTGTGCAGGTCCGTCTCGATCTGCTCCAGTTGGCGCGTAAACGCCAACACAGCGTCAGAGTCGCAGCGCTGACCTGTACGGGCTGCTGCCTGGGTGAGGACCACTTTTGCGTGGTCGAATCGCTCTTGGAACGGGATCTTGTGCGACATTGTTTCCTCAGCTCAGCTCGAGCTCGGCGTAGCCCGCGCCCGTGGTAGTGGTTGCGAATCGGGCGCCGCGAAACGGGGCGCAGTCGTTGGAGTCGGCTGTGCCGCGAAATGCGCCGCGAACCTCCGCACCCGTGGCAACAACGCGCACGAGCACGGGAAGCAGCGGGGTCACTGCGGCCTCTACGGCCACGAGGATGCGTCCCTTGCGGCGTACCTCAAACTCCTTGTAGCGTGCATACGTCGCGCTCTCCTCGACGCTGCGACGGATGGACACGCCGAGGGCCTTCTTGTCCAGCGGGCCGAGCACGCTGTTGATGCCCACGGTGAAGCTGCCTCCGGTGCCGCCCTGCGTCTGCACGTCGATCCGCGTCACCGTCGAAAAGTGCTGCGTAGTAGTGAGGGTCACGTTGCCACCGTCGGGCATCTCCATCACTTCCTGGATGGGGCGACCGAGGTAGTCTGTGCCAAAGATCGCAACCACCGCCGGGTCCCAGTTCGCGTGAGAGTCGGCAATGAACGTGATCTGCCGCGGCGGCCACATCTCGGCTTGTCCAACGACCCCGTTCAGGTCGGTACCAGAGAGCGAGAGCTTTGCCGCCACAGTGGCGTGCGTGGTCACAATGGCATCCACGTCGGTCGCGGGTTCGTCTGACGAAAGCAGCGGCCGCACGAGACCGTCTGCGGCGCCTCGCAGACAGAGGATGCCATGCTCGATTGCAGTGGTGTTCTCGTTGGCAACCGGCAGATCATCCTTCGACCCCGGCAGCGCCATGCCGGCGTAGCCCGCGGCAAACCGCGAAAGGTAGGTTTCCTGTACAGAGCTAGCCATCAGAGGGCCGCCTTTCTTGCGGCTTCGCGCCGCGCCTCGAGTTTCTTGTCTGGATCTTGCTCGTGACCGTCGGTGTGCGTGGCCTTGGTGGCGAGCTCTTGCTCGAGCTTTTGAGCAACGGGATGCATCTCCGGCGCTGTCGCCGAATCGGTTTTCGTTGTCGCCTTGCGAGCGCTTTCGATGGCCCCTTGAGCCATGCCGCGGAGGTACTGAGCATCAAGCTTCGTGTCGGCCTTAACCCCGTACTGTTTCTCGACGATGCGTCGGTCAATCTCCTCGCGCCCAAGCCCATCGAGCTTTGCTTCTGCTCCAAGCACGAGCCGCGCGTCGGAGTGGTCTTGCACTGTCTTCGCGAGGTGTTTTGCATAGACGCGCGGGTGCTTGCTCTGGATCGAGTCCAGTAGTCCTTCAGCACCAAGCTCGGTCATCGCCGGCGCTGCCGGTGGCTCATTCGCTGGAGGCTGCGCCTTCAGAGCGTTGATAGCCGCGGTGAGGTCGTCTGCAAGCTTTTGCAGAGACGCAGCCGATGACGCGGCGTCGTCCCCGCGCTTCATCTCCTGATCGACCGCGGCCTGTCCCGCGGACTGATCTTCCGCGGCGTCCAACTTGAACTTGCGGCCGCGGATCGTGATCCACTTTTCCATGGAATCCCCATCACTACCGCGGGAATCCGCCCGCGTTGTCGGCCCAGGGCTCGCCCCCGGGTTGAGTTTTTCGATGGCAATCGCGCGTGGGTGCTCAGTCACGCTTGCATCGTTGAGACGCACGGAAACCTCAGCCCCGCTGCGGCCCCACCCCGGCGGACCCAAAGCAATGTGGTTGCCCCTGATCGACCTCTGAATGTACTCGTAGGCCTCGCCCTCGGGCGTCACTCCCGGAGAGTGCTCCAGCTCACACGAGTAGCCGCACGAGACCTCTTTGAGCGCGCCAGAGAGTAGTTGTTCGACCTGAGGTCCAGACTGGACAACCAACGTCGCGCGCACAAAGGCGCCCGAGGGGCGCACGTCGTCGCAGGCGTGGCCCACCGCGTACTCTCGCCAGTTCTGTTCCGTGACGAGCGCGGGAGGGTGGTCCTCGGAAACCGGGGCAGAGTTGAACGAGGCCAGGGCCTCTGGCGCAAAGACCTCTTCGGGGAGCCGAAGCTCACGCCACGAATTGCCGGCCGAATCGCTGTAAGACAGCACTCCGCACCTGGCAATCATAGCGTCTACGCGGACCCCTCCCTGCGGGGTCCTGGTGGGGCCCGTGAAGGACCCCGCGTCACGTCGCTGGACGCGCATCAAGCACCTCCAAAGGTTCAACAGGAAGGTCTGGTGTGTTGCGCTGCGCTGACAGAGGGAACTCTTCGCGGGTCTCCCCAGCCCAAAGACCCGCTGTTGTGAACGTCAGTGCGACAGGGTGCTCTACGATCCCTTCGGGAGTCTCGCCTCTTGGAGCGTAGGCAAGGGTCACGTGGGGGTTCCACCCGTGCTGCGTCTGACACTCGATGCCGGCAGCTGCGAGCGCGCAGACAAGCTCCTGTCTAGCTGCAGCAAGGGCCGGACACGAGGGCACGAGGAACACGGGGTCTGGCTCGCCCTCGGGAGCGTAGAAGCGACCAACGCCCCCGAGTGTCCCCGGGACAGGTGCGTGCGATGCGGCCCAGGCGGCAACCACAGAGCGCAAGGCCACTGCGGCCTCGGCGGACAGAGGGCCCTCGCCGAGGTAGGCAAGAGCTACATGGAGGTCGGCAGCAGGGAGCCCAGAGGGCAGTGCGACGGCTCCGGCCACGTCCGGCGGCACCAAGAGCACAACGCAAACACCCGTAGCGCCGTCGGCCCGGTCGGCCTGCATAGGTGACCCTCCGCTCCCCGCGATCCCCGACCAAAGCTTCCCGAGGCGGTTGTGCTCCAAAACCCTGGCCAAAAACTGCTTGGTGCTTTGGTGCGAGCGCTGTAGCCCCGCATGTGCTGCGCGTAGCTCGTCGAGCTCGCGTGTGTGCTCTGGCAGCAAAGCTGTGTAGTACTCGGGCCCAAGCAAGGCTTCGGCCTTCGCCTCGTCTACGCCCAGGGCGTGGGCAATCCGAGCGATGCCGGCAGCGCGAGGGAGGCGCCGCTCGGAGACGTCTGCGGTGATCGAGGCGAGCACCTCCTGTGTTTCGGCGCTTGGCAAAGAAGGCGCCGAGTTTCGTTCGTCAGCAACAGTGGCTGGCGGACCCATTCCGGCAGGCATAAAATCCTCGGGCCCCAACATGCGTAGAGCACGAGCTGGATCCACGGTCGGAGTGGACACCTGGATGATCTCCGCGGCGGACTCGCGAGAGATGATCCGTGCGGCGGCCTTCGTCGCAACATCCACAAGAGACGCGGTCTGCGCGCCGTTCAGCGCGGTGGCTTGGACGTCCACTGCTGGGACTACGGTCTCTTGGGTGGCCTCTGGTTTTTCAAGCGGCACCAGTCGTCCTGAGGCAATGAGCTTCTGCCGCCACTCGTCTCGAGTCTGCACCTGCGCATCAAGCAACATTTTGTCCGTCGCCGCTTGTTTCGACTCCAGGTCAGCTTTCTGCAAGTCGTTGAGCCGCTGCAAGGACTCGAACTTGATGCTCCACGCCGCGGGCTCAACCCCACCCGTGGGGCCACGCTTTGAGCGCAGGAGCAACTGGACGAGCTGTTCTGCCGCGGGCCTGAGTTCGTTCTCCCTGCCGGTCTCAACGCGATCATTCCAGAGGGTGATGGAGGCCTCTCCGGTGGCCTGTAGACCTGATGGCTGCCTCCCGTAGAGCACCTCAACAGGCATGCCGTCCGAGGCTGCAGCAAGCAGGATCATTGCCCGGTCAAGCAGCTCTGGAAATCCACCCAGGACCGAGGTTTCGACGCGCTCTAGCTCCTCCTCGGTATCAAGTATGATGGCTCGAGCCGCTGATCGGACGGCATCCAGCATCTCCATCCGCCGCCGGAAAATGTCCTTCTTGTCTCCGGCGATCTTTGCATCAAGACCCTTCGTCTTGTAGACGGACTGCGAAGCGTCGAGAGCCACTTCGGCAGAGCTTTCGTAGATGCTATTTAGCGTGCGAAGGCGGTCGTAGACCTTCTGTAGCACGCTGTCGTCCCACCCGCCGTTGGCCCGCACCACGTCACGCGGCGTGATGGGGCCAGGGAGCCGAATAACTCTCGATGCATGGACAGTACGGCGGAGGTGGTCCTGGGGACCGCTCAACATGAGCTCGTAGAGCTCAGGCTTCTCTCCGTGCCACTTCGAGACGTACATCTCGCGGCGGTCGAGCACGGTCAGAGAGCGCACATCCCAGAGCTTTGAGAAGTCGATGGGCTCGATTGGGTCGAGTCCATCAAGCACGGAAACGTACGCCCCGGCTCCTCCGTAAAGGCGCGTAAACACCCACGTCTTAAGGAGCTTTTCGCGCGCTCTGAGCTCGTCGAGCTTCGCGTTGCACTCCACGTCTGCCGCGCGGTCACCGAGATCTACCGTGAACCTTCGCTCGCACGCTTTGGACGGCATCGCGTCCACAATGCGTGCAGCAATGCCATCTCCCCGGTAGAGGGCCGTGAGTCGCGCGTCGTCAATCCGAGGCTCCTGGACAAAGGAGACCCCGCGCTTGCGCACGCTGGCACCAATGCCAGTAAGCTCGTTGAGCCAGCCATCAGCGCGCTGAACAATCTCGCCTGCGAGATCAAACAGACCCATTAGACCGCACTCCAGGCGCGAGCCCACGTCTCAAGGCTATTGTCACCCTCGAAGATGGACAGCGCGAGCGCATCCCCGTGGTCGGGCGACCGTCCCAGCTTGGACTTGATTTGCTTCTTTTCTTCGACCTGGAATCTGCCGTTGGAGTCAAAGAAGTACTCAGGCGCGAGCAGGTCTCCCTGAAGCAACGAGTGCTGGGGGATCTCTCCGGCATTGGACAACCAGTGAGAGGTCTCGAAGTGCAACTGCGCACGCAAGTTGTGGTACCCAGGGGTTCCGGGAGGTGGTTCTACAGTGGGCGATGACGACCCGTTCACAGGCACCGCCACGCAGTCATCTCGACGTTTCAGCGCATCGAAAACGCTGGTTCCAACCCCAATGACATCGACGTTGATAATGGGTTTTTCTGCCGGACGAACGAGCTCGCGGCCATTGATCTTGCAGGAATGCAGCGCCTGCATCACACGCCCTGCGGTGTCCGGGCCGTCGCCCTTCGGCAGCCCGTCGAGAACAGCGAGCGCTCGGTGTCCTCGTCGCGGTACCGCAACCGTCTGGTCGTCGCCTTCACGCCCGCAGTCGAGTCCCACGTACAGAGGTTCGTCCGGCGGGGGCTCGTTCTGATGATCGAGCCAGCGGTTTTCTGCGTCTTCGACCTGACCAAGAGACACAACGCAACAGATACCGCCGCGAGGGAAGTTTCCCTCAACGCGAACCTCAAGCACGGGGCTCCCCACGCCGAAGTGGGCTTCGAGTTGAGCGACACCTTCCGGGGAGGCGAGGCCCTGAATGCGACGAGCCCCAGGAGTGAAGTTGGGGGTCTCTCGACTGGAAACCCTGATATTCTTCCAGGCAGCGCGCTTCGAATGGAACGCGTCGAAAAACGTACCGGACGTGCGCGTGGGGTTTCCGGTGAGCAGGAGATGCCCTCCGCCTGTGGAGTTGCCAAACACAGCGTCGAAGATCTTCTGAGGGAATCCGCTGGCCTCGTCGACGATGAGCAAAAGGTTCGGAGCAGAGATCCCGGCGAAGGCCTCGGGATCCCTAGTTGTGAGGCCCCGAACGTTCCTCCCGTCTGCGTAGCGCAGCCCCTTGTGGTAGTCGTCGTAAAGGTGTCCCCCGAGGTGATACCCCCTCCGGGCAGCAACCTCGTAGAGGCGCCGGAACTCGGGCCAAAGAACGTTTTCAACCTGGTGGCCAGCCGGGGCAGTAAACACAGCAAGGCCTCCGGGGCGCGTACACACCCACCAGTGAGCCACCGCAGCATCTACCCACGACTTGCCGACCTTGTGACCGCTGCGCGTCGCGACATACGGGTGCTCGTCGACGGCTTGGAGCACCTCGCACTGCTTGGCCCACGGGTCAGCTCCGAAGACCTGCCGCGCGAACAGGACGGGGTTATGAGCCCACCGCTGGAGGAGTGTTCGTCCCGCTTCCGCCAGGTCCATTCGAGTCGAATCCCATCGCGAGAAGATCTCCGAGACCTATCAGCGGCCCCCCGTCCTTGCCGGTGAGCTCGCTTCGCTTCGGCGCGTCGATACCAAGGAGCTTGGCTTTGCGATCGATCGCTTTGAGGATCTTTTCGGCGAAGCTTGGATCCTTCCGCCGTGCCCAGAGCGCGCGAATCAGTTCATCGCACCGAGCGACCTCAAGCTCCACAAACTCAGCGCTCTTGCCTTTGTTGGCTTCGGCCAGATCTCCAAGGGCATGCGAAAGATCGAGAGAAACCGTGCTGTGAGCCACACCAAGGCGCTGTGCTATCTGCTCAACAGAAAGTCCCTCAATCCGAAGTTCAAGCGCGCTTTTTGCCCGCCTTGCCTTCGCAGCCCCAGTAACAGAGGCCTTTCCGCGAGGTCTCCCTGCTTTTCCACTACGCACCGTCGATTTCCTGTACTGTCGATTTTCGAGCCTACGCCCGCGTTGCGCGCTCCACGGGATCGGCCCCTTGGCAGTCGGCTCGGCGCGAGTCACCCACAGCGTGCCAGCGGCGAGCTCACGAGTCCCGCGAGGTAGCGGCCAGGGAAGTCAGCGTCCACCAGGTAGACCACGCCTCCATTCCCCCCGGGCCCTCGAGCTACCACGACCCCGGGGACTCCCGCGGCATACCACTCGGGGACCCAACGCTGCACAGAGCGGAACGGGTGCCCAATGGAAAGGGCCAGCTCCCGTGTGGAAAGCCAGCCCTGTCGCAGGAGTTCCTGGGCCCGTGATGCCGGTCTGTCAGACGGCAGAGACACGTGTGGCCACTGGAACGAGCCGATTGTGGCGCCATTCGCAGCGGGTGTCAAGGAATGAGCTGGAGCTCTGGGGCAAACTCAGCAACTACCGGAATTACACCAAGTGTAAGGCCGGACATTGACGCCAGCTTAATTATGTCTATACTCCGCTTGGGATGAGGCTTCGGTTTGCGGATCCAGATCTAGAGCGTTTGGAGAAAGACGCTAGTTTTTCCGGAGGATTCGCAGCGCAAATCGTCACGGCGTTTCGTAAGCGCATGCAGCTCATCAGAGCCGCGATGGACGAACGCGAATTCTACGCCCTCAAGTCGCTCCACTTTGAGAAGCTGAAGGGCGATCGAGCACACCAACGTTCAATGAGACTCAACTCACAGTGGCGCCTCATCCTGGAGTTTGAGGAAGACTCTGATGGGAAAATCGCTGTGATTGTCTCCATTGAAGACTACCACTAAAGGTGATGTGATGAACGAGCGCATGTTCGCAGAGGTATTCCCTCCGGGTGAGTTCGTAAAGGACGAACTTGAGGCACGTGGATGGAGTCAGGCTGATCTCGCGGAAATTCTAGGGAGATCAGCGCGTCTCGTTAGCGAGATCATCTCCGGAAAGCGTGCTGTGACGGCAGAGACGGCCCGCGGGCTTGCCGAGGCTTTCGGTACCGACGCTCAGACATGGCTGAACCTCGAAAGCGCCTACAGCTTGTGGCGCATGCGTCCCTCGAGCGATGTTGTTCGCCGCAGAGCAAAGCTCTACGAATGTCTTCCGATCAAGGAGATGCATCGTCGCGGATGGATCGGGACAACCGAAAGCATCGATGTTCTTGAGAAGCACGTAATGTCGTTCTTGGGTGTGTCATCGCTCGATGATCCGTCAATACGATCTGCAGAGAACCTCGCGCATGCCGCAAGAAAAACAGGCTACGATGAGCGTCCATCATCGGCTCAGATCGCCTGGATTTATCGTGTGCGGCATCTCGCTTCCGAGATGGTCACGCCAGCATATTCCAACAAGAACCTTCGGGACGGGATCTCACGGCTCAGAGCGTTACTGACAGCACCCGCAGACGCACGTCATGCGCCTAGCATCCTTCGCGAATGCGGCGTGCGGCTTGTGATCGTCGAATCGCTTCCGGGTGCCAAGGTTGATGGAGTGTGCCTCTGGCTAGAGGACGGAACTGTGCCTGTAGTTGGTATGTCTCTTCGCTTCGACAGGATCGACAATTTTTGGTTCGTGCTTCGGCACGAACTTGAACATGTGCTTCGACGCGATGGAGTCACGGCGCCTCTTGTTGACACAGAGCTCGAAGGAGCCAGGACCGGAAGCGAAGGAGACCTCCCTCCAGAGGAAAAGGCCGCAAACGCTGCAGCGAGCGACTTCTGCGTGCCCAAGAAGGAGATGGACTTGTGGGTGAAGAATAACTCGCCGTACTTCTACGAAAAAGAACTGATCGGGTTCGCCAAACGGATTGGCGTCCATCCTGGCCTAGTTGCAGGGCAACTTCGCAACAGAACCGGGGACTACCGGAAGTTTGCGCGACATCTTGAAAAAATTCGCTCCGCGGTCACAGCAACGGCCGTTGTTGATGGGTGGGGACAGACTGCTCCAGTGTCTTCCTAGGGGGCATCTAGGAAGGCGCAACCCTTCATCACTCGCACAGCTTCACAAGCTTCCTGTGTGTTTCCGCCACCCGCCTGAACTCCTCCGCAGCACCAGCGTCACCAGCACGCTCGGCTTCATCCGCGAGCTTCCGCGCTTGCTCAGCACACCCGTAGTGGTAGCGACGATGGAGCCGCGCGAAGTGATCATCCTTCACTTGCCCCACTCCTTCACCAACACCTCCAGCGCCTTCACCCCACCAGCTCGCGCGCCCGCCTCGGCCATCCGTTTGTCACCACTGGCCACGCAGGCCTGCCACCGCGTGCGGGTTTTCTCGTCTGCGAGCTTCCATCCCAACCTGACCTCGAGCCCGCCGCGCAACTCGAAGCGTCCGTGGCTCCACACCACCGGGTACACGAGCTCGGTCACGGTCTCGCCGCCACGCCTCCGGGTCTCGGTGAGCTGTTTGTGGCCCTGGCCATCGCGCATGACTGCCACGGCAACCACACGCGCATGGTCGCTGAGCCCTCGGAGCCTACGTGCCGTTTCAGCCGGCGGAGGGCGCACGTGCGGGGCCTCGCGGCGGTCCCCCAGTGGGACGCTCGCGCTGCACCCATTGCCGACCCACACCGGCGCGTCGGGGTTGACCGTGCCTAGCAGTGCGCCCCGCAGCACCCCGCCAGACCCGTACGCTGCCGAGTCCACGAAGGCGAGGGCCTCCGCGTAGGCGAGAAGCTCGGCGACAACCGATGCCACGATGGTGCCAGCGGGTTTGGCCTGTGCTCTCTTGGCGGGCCGCACCCGCTCCAGCAGCGCTCCACAGGCGCATTGTGCGGACTGGCCTACGGCGAGACTCAGAGACGCTTCTTCGCAACAGCTCACAGCACCACCTCCCAGAAAATGCCTCTGTACCGATCGCTCACGCCTTCACGCAGGATCTTCTCGATTGCATTGGGCCAAAGCTGCGAGGTGCGCACCCACGCGTGCCACCACGGAACGCCTTTGGCGCAAGAACGCGCCGCCGCAAGCGCCTGCTGAAGCACGGCAATCTCTTTGATTGCCTGCCCGACAAGGCGATTGCCTTCACTGCGCTTTTCGCGAAGATCGCCCATCAGGTCTTCCGCAAGATCGATCGCGCACAAGCGCACGGGCGTACTACTCCAAGCGGATTGATTTGCGCTGCCGCTCGCGTAGCTCTTTGCTTCAGATTCGTGCAGCTCGAACGCGGAGACAATCTTGCAGGCGTATTGCTCCACAAAGTAGGGCAACGGCACCAGACCGCGCTCCACAAGCGGAGCGATCGCAACGTGGTTTTTGTGCCGCGCACGCCCAGCGTGCGCCTCGTCCGTCTCAATCGCCCCGCAGAGCTGACAAGGTGCCACCATCACGCTGCCCTCCACAGGTTGCGCGCCGAAGCCTCGGCACTCCGCAGGTAGTCCACTGGCTGGCACCGCCTGCTTAGGATCCGCGATTCGTGCAAGCTGGGAGTGCCCGCTGCAATGGCGGCTTCGATCACCGCCCACGGGATCGGGCACCATGCCGCCGACGCAAGGGACCCGTGGAGCACGAGCACGACAGCGAGCCCGCCGTGCCGGTCACACGCGCGAAGGCGCTCAAGCTCCGCCTCCGTGAAGGCACCAGTGCGAGGCTTCCCTTCCGCTGTGAGTCCTGGCCTCGGGAGCTTCAGATGGCCTTCGAGGACAGCCTTCACCTCTACGAACACGTGCCTCCCGCTCTCAACGAGCAGTCCCTGGAAGTCCGGCCCCTGCGGCTTGACCACGCGCCCGCCACGTACACCCGGATAGCAGCGCCAGAGCTCGGCGTGCAGCCGAAACGCACGCGTTTCGTGCAGCTCTTCAACCTTGTCTTCGACGCGACGCCCGCGATTCGCTCGCAGGGCTTGCGCTTTGTCCTGCGCCTTGAGCTTGAAGGTCATCGCTGCCCTGTCCTGTAGGAACCCTCGCTCAGCAGGGCGAGCCAGTCCTGGCCGTCCGCTCGCTGTCCCTCTAAGCGGTCAATCACACGCGCGTCCAGCCTGCCGTACAGGTCTTCTACGCCAAGGTTGGTCGCCAAGATCGTTACGTGCCCCGCATCCCATCGCTCCACGAGGAGCTGGCAGATCGGCGCTGGGTCGCGCTCAAGCCCAAGCTCATCCAGAGCCAGTGTTCTGCAGGAGCGTAGGCTCTTGAGCAGGTCTTCGTTCTTCCACTCGACGAGTCCCGACACACGGTGAGAGAGCGCGTAGCGTGCCGAGGGACGCGCGTGCACAATTGCGTGCCTGAGTGCGACGCTCTTGCCTGTGCCAGGCGAGCTCGACAGCACGAAGATCAGCGGTGTGCCTGCGCCTTGTCCTGAGCGCCACGCAAGCGCGTTCCCGAGCTGGGTCACGCAGGTGCCCTCGAGCTCGCGCTTGCAGAGTAGATCCCAGTCCCTAGCGATCGGGACCCCGCGGGACTCAGCAATCTCCCGGAGCACCTCGAGCTCCGTACGCCGCTGCTCCTCGAGCCAGCGCTTGCGCCTTGCGGCGGCTTCCGCTGTCTCGGGCTGCGCAGCTCTGGACCGCATTGCAGCGATCCAGTTGGGCAGGTGTGCCCCTATGGGCTTCGGGTCTCCATCAGCCATTGGCGGCCTTCCTCTGCTCGATCTCGGCTAGGGTGGGTGCGGGGCGAGTCCTGGCGGCAGCCGACTGCCCCAGGATCTTGCGGGACAGCTCGTCGCGCAGTGCGTACCCGCTCTTAGGGTCGAAGCTCGTGGAGACCGGTGCGGGGCCTGGTGGCCGCGGCTTCGGCAGCCTCGCTGCGCGTTCGGCGGCACTGCGCAGCCACCGCGCCAGGAACGCACGGCCGTCGATGTACTTGCCAGGGGTACGCGATGCGTACTCCCCGGCGTTGCGAATCTCCGCGAGCACGTCAACCCCAGGGCAGTACCCGTCCTGGCACACGCGCATCGCGAACTCCCCGGGACCTGCAGTGATGGGCGCCAACTGCGAGTCGCCTAGGATCGCATCGAGCACGCGAGCTGCCAGGGTGCCAGGGGCTGGTTGTGGGTCCGGCGGCGGAGCGGGTTTGGGCTTCGGCGCCTTGACCGGCTTAGGGGGCTTAGCGGCTTCAGGGGCCGAAGGAGAGAAGGGAGGAGAGAGACTGAGAGAGAGAAGAGAAGAGAGATTCTCTGCTTCTTTCTTCTCTTTCTTCTCTTCTTCCGTGCGCGCGATCCCATGTGACGGCGTCACATCGGGCGTCACATCGGGCGTCACATCGGGCGTCACATCGGGCGTCACATCGGGCGTCACATCGGGCGTCACATCGGGCGTCACATCGGGCGTCACATCGGGCGTCACATCGGGCGTCACATCCTTGGGCCTACGTGATTCCCGCAGTTTCCGCATGCGATCGGCAGACGTGGACGCCTTGCGAAGCGTCACATTTTCCGTCACATGTGACGCCGAGGCCGTCACATCGGGCGTCACATGTGACGCTGAACCCGTCACTCTGCCCGTCACATGTGACGCTGAACCCGTCACTCTGCCCGTCACATGTGACGCCCTGACCCGGCCTTGACGGGTTGCTGTGACGGCAATTCTGTCCGGCTCCACCCTCACCAGCGCCTTGCCCTCGAGCTCCTGCAGGACCGCCGGTGCTGTCTGCTCGGTGATGCCAGCCAAGGAGTAGCGGATGGTTTCTGCCGCGCTCAGCCCCGGGACCAGTTGGATCGATCCGGTCTCGGCGTCCAACAACAGCAGGAGCCTTAGGTAGATGGCCTGCGCCGCCCACGAGCACGAGGCCAGACGTGCGCTCATGCCCACGGACCGCGGGATTCTAACTGCGTCCACAGGATCCCCCTTGATTGATTTGGCGCAGCTTGGTGTTGCGCACGCTGTTGTTTCTGTCACCCTGTTGTCCGGCCGCCGCCGCACGCTTAGAGCTCGCCACCCACTGCGCAGGACGCGCGGTGATCTGCAGCAGCGATGGGCCGCCCTCGAGCGCTTGAACACGTGTTGGGACCCGTGGCTTCGGGCCCTGGCCTGCATGCCTCTGCAGCCGCGCCAGGGCCACTGCGAGGCACCAGCCCGTGAGCATGCCCAGCACGTAGAGCACGGCGCTCATGATGGCCTCCGTGGAGGTACGATTGCCGGGACCCGCACAAAAAAACCCGATAGGGGCACGTCGGACCAGAGCAGGTGTTTGCTCCAGCCGTCGAGCCACACGAGGGCCTCGAGCACGTAGACTGGCAGCCCGGCCGCAAGCCGCAGCTGTCCCCAGAGTGCTGGCGATTGACGCAGCATCAGAGGCCTCCCTTGCTCTTGAGCGGGCAGCCAGGCCCGCACACGCCGGCTTCGTGATTCGCCCACTCGGTGCGAATGCGGCGCCATGCTGCCCAGCGCTCTTCGTTCATTGGGGCCGGGGGGTCGTGCTCTGCATCCTCGTGCACGGGAGCTGGTGCGGGGGGAGGCTCCGTGGGCGCAACGCCACTCGCGGCCGCGACGGCGCGGCATCGGTCCCAGGCCGTGGAGGTCACCGACAGCAATGGGCTGCCGGCATGCACAGGTCGCCCTGCAAGAGCGCGAGCAAGCCCTGGGATGTCGACGTGTAGAGCATCCGCCACGATCTGGCGGTCGAAGGCGCGTACGAGCACGAGCAGGGACTCGCGCTGGCGCTCCGTCGGGATGGTGAGCCTCATGCTGCCACCTCGTTGGTCATGGCCCAGTCGGAGGGCAGGCCTCGATCCCGCAGCTCGTTGTGGATCGCCCATCCGAGGAGGCGGAGAGATTCGGCCCTCGTGGAGCCGATCCCGCAGACCTCAAGGCCTGCGTCGGAAAGCGCGGACACTCGGGCTTCGTAGAAACCATCGGACTTGTCGAGCTCGAGCACGGCATCGAGCGCAAGGGCCTTGGCCAAGCGGCAGACGGTGTCGAGGAGCATTAGGCGGCCTCGACGTTTGATGTGGAAATGGTTCGAAGCGCGGCTCCGACGGATTCGTGGGTGGGCTCAAGGCCACCGAACCCAGCAAGCCAATTGAGATCAATGCCCAGTGCCCGGGCATAATCTGTAACGGTTTCCCAGGCAACAGTGGCATCCGGCGATGCTCTGAGCCGATCGAGGATCTTTGTGAAGTGGCCCTCGGAGTGTCCGGCCAGTCTGTCCAGGTCTCTAGCCGACCTACCCGAAAGCCGTTTTGCGGTTTGGAGCCGCTCAAGCAGCACGGAGGCGCAAATGGAATCGCTCATGAACCCCACTGTACTCACGAGGACCATGGTCGTCAAGAACGAAGGCGATGACCGGTGTCCTCACCTAGGGCATGCTCCAGTCATGGACCGCGACCCAGCGGCCGCCCAAGCCGAAGTGCAGAAGCGTAGGGACGCGGCGATGGCCCTTGCAGATGCGGATGCGGCGGCGCTCGAGCGAAAGCGGGCTGAGCTCAAGGCCCGGAAGGCGCGTGGTGGGTGATGCGGGTCGAAGTGATAGGCGCAAGGCAACCGCGCTTGGCCTTCCTCGTGTTCGGGAAAACTTTTTCGCTGGAACCTTGACGGCCGGCACATCCGCGTGGTTTGCGGCCTTCTATGTGTTCATCGCCATCGATCGGAAGACGGGCAACGTACCAAGCCGCGGGACACGCATGCGTGTCAGGGCTCGCTTTTGTTTCGTGCGCATTCGGTGGATGCGACGGTGGATTTTGGGTAGGATCTAAGCGTGGACCCCGCAGCTAAGGATCTGAATCTTAGGTTTTCCGGCAGCGGCGTCGAGCCCGACTCGACAGACGCAAGACGCATCTTGCGCTCCGCCTTGGCTTACATTGAGGCGCTTGCCGAGCTTGCAGCATTGCAGTCGCCATCGAAGCAATCCCCAAAGATGACGTTCGAAGCAGTGAGCAAGGGATCGGTTGTCTACTCATGCAAGATGCACACAGACGCAGACCCCAGAAAGCTTTTGCCTGATCTGTCTTTTATGATCGCCAGCCCGGCCAAGGCCCCCATGAAGCTCCGGGGAAAAATCCAGGCAGTCAGCGAGACCACGCGCCAGCTTGGTCCCATTCTGTTTAACGTGGCGACCAAGGATTTCAGTGACTCGGTTACGGAGGCTGTCAACAAAGCGATCCGCCCTCTGCTTCGATCCAGAGAGACGCTGCGTGTTAAAGTAGTGCGTGCTGGGGGCAACCTTCCCAAGGTAACGCTGCTGTCCATGATGGATTCCTGCGAGTTTTCCGTTGATACGGATGAGTTAACCGTCAGAAAGATCGGTGCCTACGTTTACCAGGAAGTCGAAGCGGACCTTTCGCTCGAGAGATCTCAGGATCCTCCGTTTGCAATCGGCGGAGGAAAACTGATCGACTTCGTGCCGCTTAGCGACGGCGACCCGGTGACCGAGTGGGATGAGTGGTACCAAAATTCCGACCGCCCCTGGCAAGGTATGAGCGTCGAGGAGATTGACCGTGAGCTCGGGGATGAGTGAGGATGGGCAGGTGTCCGGCCCGCCCCTTTCGCCAATCGATCCAAAAGACATCCCGGAGAGGATCCTCGTCGACACCAACGTGTTGGTTCTTGCTCTGGAGTACGAGGCTCACAAGGGAGATCCGAAAGCCATAGACTGCAGAGACTTCTGGGAGGCTGCGCTCCGGAAGCAACACGGCAGGGTGTTGGTGGCGGCTCCGTCCATCGCTGAGTTCAACGCCAAAAGCGCCGTAGGCCTGCCCGTAAACCGGAAGGTGGAGGTTGTGGCGTTCTGCAGAATAGCAGCGGAGGCCTTGGCTCTGCATTTCCCAGCCGGTGTCACACGCTCTCTCCGCAAGAACTTCGCCAAGCATTTGATCAAGTACGATTCGATGATCGTAGCGTGCGCTTACAGGGCAAAGGCAGATGTTCTCGTGTCGACTGACGAAGATCTGATCAAGACAGCCTGCGAAGCCATGAACGTTCAGTTTAGAACCCCAGGGAGCTACCGGCCTTCGCGGGATCTTGTGATCCAGCGCCCCGATACGCAGGGACGCTTTGAGTTCATGTCCCCAAGGACCGAGCTTCCGGGCATCGTGACGGCTGAATTGTCTTCTGGTGAGGCTACTGGTCTGCTTCCCGCCCCGGATCATAACGAGGCCCCGGACACCAGCAACCAGTCAGGTGAACCGGGCTAGGGATTGTGCGTGGCGAGTTACCCGTTTACCGCTACGCACGCAGTGACATTCCATGTCCCGTTGTTTTCGCCTGCGAAACAAGCCTTGTTCGTGTTGAGCACGTCTCAAACACGCTAGAGTTCCAGCGAATAATCAAGGCTTCTGTGACCACGTCCACCTCCTTGACTTCGGGCTCTTGCCGAAAACTGGACGTGCGTTCAGTATCCCTTCCCGATGGCCGGTCTGGCTGAACAAGAAATCCGCAACGAGCTCGCTGCGGGCGGCGTCCTTGATCGCGCGACAATCGAGGGGCTTGCCATCCTGCAGCACGAGCTTGCTGGGTCTGCCAGCGTCTCAGAGTTGGTCAGGTCGGCAGGTCTGAGGGTCGTGCGCTCGAGGGACCTCCCGGACACTGTTGCGGGGCTACTCGTCGGGACCACGATCCTGCTGAGGCCAAAGAAGCTCGTCGCCGCGGAGCTCCTGGCGATCCTGCACGAGGTTGCCCATCACCTGCTGCGGGCGGCAAGCGGCGCGCTCGGTCCTCCGTAGCCTACCGGGGGCCATACGCCATAGCCCCTCCCAACGAGCTGGCAAAGGTGATTGCAGCGGGAGGAGCCCGAGGGATGCAGGTGTTTTGGCTGTCCGATCGCGTGGGTACGGCCCTCGTTGTAGGCGAGGCTCTGTAGACCGGGGCCTGGCCAACCCAAAAATCGACACAGCGCGCTTGACGACCATGGTCCTCGTGAGTACAACGGTACTCACAAAACATGCAAACCAACCTCGCCCCCCGCTGGATCTTCGACTGCTTCTACGGCTGGATCGGCCAGTTCCAGCTCCCCGTGGAGCTCGCCTTCGAGAGCGGCTTCGAAGCCACCGAGATTGTGACGGTTGAACTCATCACCGACGGAACCTCCGAAGAGCCCGAGGTCCACTCTTTCATCGGCAACGACACGAACGAGTACCTTGAGCTCCGTGGCGGATCAACCCAAGAGCTTGATGCTTGCGTGGCCTTCGCGTTGGAGCCCCTGCGCGACGCCGGAAAGCTCCAGCCCCCGTCCGTCTCGGCGGCGTCCCATGGGTTACCCGCAGTGGAGCCAGAGTGCGCCGTGTGTGGCTGCGAGGACGAGCAGCCTGTGAGCGACGAAGATGTGCGCCTTGCAGCGATGGAAGCGGCCTGAGGGGAGCTTCCCGCGTGGCGTTCGGATTGTGCTCGGGTGTTGGTGTTGTGCCGAACGTCACGCAGGGAGCTTCGCTCCGGGAGGATGCAATGGAGGCTTGGTACTTTGACACAGCGGATCACTCGCACGAGTGCGGGTGTGAAGGATGCTCCGCAGTGGCGTCTGTGTACGCTGCAGACGCCTTGGATGAAGGGCTTTGCGCGGAGTGCGCGCAGGCAGAGTGCGCGTGTGACGCGGAGTTGGCTTGGGAGATTGAATTCTCCCGCAGCGCACGGAGTGCCAGTGAGCTCGGTTGAGATACTGGTGCTCTGGATCGTGTTTGGGTTCGTATGGAGCGCGTTTGTTGACTCGCGCAGAGAGGATTCGTGATGAAAACCGAATTGGCACAACAGTCCGCTGATAGCTCGGGAGAGACGCGCGATATCGGGCGCTTGGTGGAATCACTCGTTCTTAGGGGTGACGTTTCCGGGTTGTCCCCAGACGAAAAAACCCGTCACTACCTACGACTGTGCGAACGCCTTCGCCTGGACCCATCAACACAGCCATTCCAGCTCTTGAAACTGAACGGCAAAGAAGTCTTCTACGCAGCAAAAGGCGCGACAGACCAACTTCGAGCGCGGTGGAGAATTGACTGCGATCTCATTGACGGCCCGAAGGTCGTCGACACTGGGGCAGGAAAGGTGATCTGTGCCACGGCGCGCGCCAGGCTCGGTCGTCGAACCGACACGAGTACAGGCGCGGTGCCGGTGCCGGCTGGGGGAGGCGAGGCGCTCTGCAATGCCTTACTCAAAGCGGAGACGAAGGCCAAGCGCCGCGTCACGCTCAGCATCCTGGGGCTTGGCATGCTCGACGAGATCGAGCTCGAGACCATTCCAGCGAGCGCGAAAACGCACGCGGAGCAGCCGCTTGCGCCAAAGCAGATTCGTAGCAGCGACCTCGTGGGAGATGAACCAGTTCCTGCTTCCGTCCTTGAGTCCCTGGCGGAGATCGGGTGTGCCGAGGGTGCTGTGACGGTTGAGCAAGCAGCGGCGATCTACTCGGACCATCTTGATTGCCTCAAGACAGAAGAGCTTGCGGCTGCAGCGGTCTACCTCAAGCGACGCGCTGGGGTCTCGATGGCCGCTTGGTCTCGCGCCGTCGAGGAAGCGAACGCCCTGAGAGGCAAGGCGCTCACGCCGCCCCGTGAACGGGAGCCAGGCGAAGACGACGACCAGCCGGCGCCTCGAGCCCCCGAACATCCAGCACTTGTTGCCTTCCGCGAGAAGATCGACAGCGCAAGCACGCTCGAGGCCGTGGCCCAGGCCTGGGTTTGTCACAGCGAGGCGTTCAAGGACACCCCCATGGCGCCAGCGGCATGGAGCGACGCGGTGGCAGCGGCCGGAACCGCGCTGAAAGAAAGCGACAAAGCGAAGGCAAGCGAAGCCCTGCGGCTCGAGGTGAAGCGTCTCAAGACGCCTCCGACAGACCCAACCCCAAACGGAAGTGAGCCGAGGCGCACGCGCAAGGCGAAGGCCGATGGGCAAGCAGTGGCACAGACGGTTCAGCAAACGCCTTCGCCGGAAGCCTCGCTGAGCAGTTCTGAGAAGGCACAGCTCCAGAACTGGCGGAACCACCTCGCACGAAAGGAGAGCGTGTTTGCTGTTCAGGGGTCATACCGCAAGCATCGCCACGAGCTTGCCGGGGTATCAAAGCTGCTCGGCGCACTGGCCTTCGAGGCTGCGTGTGCCAGGTACGTGATGATTCTGCGGCCTGACAACGCACGGCTAGACACGCTGGCGCACCTCGAAGCGAGAGCGAGGAGCTTCATCGCAACAGGGACAGAGGACATCTACGCAGCACCAGCAAACTACGCACCGAGGGCAGCATGAGCATCGCAGTCAAGCTACTGGAGCACGAAACCGAGCACGAGGCGCCAACACCGCCACGACGCAAGCGCGCTGTGACGAGGTCTCGCGTGGGATCCAAGGGGTCTCGCGCTCTCGCGGAGATTGCCGGCCTGCACGACCAGCCGGAAGAAGCAGGGCTGGAAGCCTACGAAGAGCTGTTGAAGGCATGCCGTGAGATCAGGCAAGCAAAGATCCATGTTTCGCCTGAGTTTCTGGCGTACGCGAAGGGATGGTGGCCTCGGTTTGAGAGAGCGATCTTGATGTGCTGCCACGCTGCAGACAAGGCGGAAGGAGCCGGGCGATGAATCTAGCATCGGGCATTAGAGACCTGGCGGGCCCTGCTCCGAGGAGCACAGAGCAACAAGAGCTTTTGCTGAGAGTGCTGGCGCGAGCAACAGCGCTGCAGGTGGAATGCCTACAGCTATCCACGGAGAATTTGCGGCTCACATCCGCGCTTGAAAGCGTCCGCAGGCACGCGGAATCAAGACACTGTGACTGCGCACGCGTGTTGGCAGATCCCGTTGCTGCGCGTGGGAGCGCAAAGACGTGCGAACGGGAAGTACCTCTGTCGTGCCCGCAGGATCGAGTGCCTGCGTTGTTGCTTGCATACGCGCAGTTCGGCGCGTTTCCAAGTCCACTTGTTTTGTTGCGTGCGGCCCTTGGGCTGTGAGGAGAGTGTGATGGGATCGGATGAAAAGGGAATCGTTCTTCGTGGGCAGACGGACATCGTTGAGGTCGAGGCCGAGTTTGAGCCTGCGCCCGAGGCCTCCGCAGACGTAGTGCAACAAGAGCGTGCTGTACCGTCCGCTACGGCTCCCGCGCCCGAGGCCTCCGCAGGCTTCGGTGGCGTGTCGAGCGTGCATCAGCCGGGGATGTCTGCCCACGAGCTGGCGAGCGCGCTGGCCTACGTGGTGCAAGCTCTGCCCAAGAGCAAGGATGACCCGCTCTTGCGCCGGATCTACCTCGCGGTGGAGGCTCAGCCTGGGACAGGCGGCCGCAGGCTCGCTCTTGTCGCGCACGCGCTTCGTGAGCGGGAAAGGCCGGGGCATCAGTGAGCGTGAATTACGGCGACGGCAACGGCAACGGCGACGGCGACGGCGACGGCGACGGCGACGGCTACGGCGACGGCGACGGCTACGGCGACGGCAACGGCTACGGCTACGGCAACGGCAACGGCAACGGCAACGGCAACGGCGACGGCGACGGCTACGGCAACGGCAACGGCAACGGCGACGGCAACGGCTACGGCTACGGCAACGGCAACGGCAACGGCAACGGCGACGGCGACGGCTACGACTGGTAGACAGGCTGGCAATAGCCTCAGAAAGAAAGCGAAAAATTCAGTGGAGATTAAAATTCTCGTGCAGCACGGCGGCTGGAATCTCGTGGTTCGGTACGACCCTGCTAGTGGTGGAGCACTCGTTCGCTCCGATCTGAAGGCGGTTATCCGCCGTTGGGGTACGGACTCGGGAGAACACCGCGGCCTTGGAGAGCTTGCGCGGAACGGTCCTACGGATCGAACGATTCTCGATTGGGAGCCGGGGGGAGAGATTAATCTTGCGCTCTCTCAGAGGACGATTGATTGCAACGTGGAGGCTTGGGAAGAGGCCTTCAAACGCGGCGAAGAGATTGACAACGAAGCGAGACGGAGCGGTTCAGGGCACACTAAAACTGCATCAGAATAGGTGTTTTAGATGAAAAAATCCATTGGTATGAGTACAAAGAGCCCGTGTTCGGAGCGCTGCGCGCGTTCGACGCGAAGAAAGACGTGTCACGCGATTGGTGGCGGGCAGCACTGTCTTACAGAGCCGAAGAGAAGCCCGCCGAGCGCAGCTTTGTGGATGGCCAGGGGTTCAAGTTCGTGATCCTGACGGACGGATCGGGACTCGAGGTTGCCAAGGCGAGGATTGCCCCGATTGGCTGGCACGACGAAGAGCCAACGAAGGAAGACAAGCGCCAGGGAGTGATCCCAGGAACGAAGCCCTCGAGCGCACAGGAGCCCACGCCCACGGAAGCGAAGGCTGAACCGGTGGCGTCGAAGCTCAAGAAGCCGCGCAAGCCGCGAGAGACGAAGGCGCTGCAGCTCGAGGCTAGCACCGAGACGAAGAGGAAGAAGCCCCGCAAAACGAAGGCCTTGAAGGCTGCAAAGGGGAAGCCGAAGCACAAAGCCTGAACCACCACCGCGCTCGCGCGATGCTGGGGCTCGGAGCCCTCGCGGTGGACCAGGTACGTAAACACGGCCTGACAATTCGAGAATCTCGCCGATGCGTGGCTTGGGGACCAGGTAGTGGCGGGTGTTTCTGCGGAACTGAGGCCGCTTTTCGTGAAAATCAAGAGAGAGGCGCGGCGATGGTGAGGTGTGGTTCGGAATACCTGGGGTGTACTGAGGAGGCAACGCACATGATCTACGAGCTTCTTTCGTACGGCCGCGAGGCGTTCGTTGTGTACACGTGCCTGAAATGCAAGCCGCGAAGGCTTCAGGCTGAGAAGGCTACGGGCACCGTAAAGTGCCGGAAGATTCGTAGCAGAGACGTGGTGCTGGAAAATGGAGAAGTAGTGACTGTGGAGAGACGGGCTTGCCCGGCAGCGCTCGGGCCGAAGGGTGGTGCGTGATGGACGACGTCATGGTTCGGCTGACAAACATTCTCATCCGCTCGTTCGTGGTGCGATCTGAAGCACTAAAACCAAAGCAGGTGGCGCTATGACACGCTCCCAGATCACACGCATTGTCCGCACGCTCCGGGTCGAGTGCATCCCGGCCGTCAAGGCGGAGCGCCCAGAGCTGACCGCTCAGATGCACGAGAACCTGGAGCGGTTGGAGCGTTTTCTGAACTCGCGACAAGAGGACAAGCCGAAGGCTGAACAATGACAGTGAGCCCGCTCCTTCCAGACGTGACCCCTGCGGCGGTTCAAGAGCAGCTTTCGTGCTCTCGTTCCGCGGCGTACCGGTACCTGTTGGATTGCGCCAGGCGAGTGGGACGTGGTCCCGGGTCCAGAGGTATCCTTCGCGTCCCGCGGCATGTGTGGGACCGCTACCACGACGAGGTGATTCTGTGCGGCTCTTCAAGAGACGGGGTGAAGATGGCCCCAAAGGGTACTACTACGCGCAATGGTTCGACCCGCAGGGCAAGCGCCACCAGCGCTCCACCAGACAAACCGACAAGCGAGCCGCCGAAGCTGTCGCTCGTGAATGGGAACGACAGTCAGCAGATCCGGTGTACGCAGCCGCGACGCAGACGACGCTCGAATCAGCCCTCGTCGCCCTGATCGTCGAAGGGCAAGAGCTTTCCCGGGCCGGGAAGCTCGCTGCCTCGACAGTGCGGACCTATCGCACGCGAGCTGGGCATTTCGTGCGGATTCTTGGGCACAACGCAAGACTGGCCTCGGTGGACGCCTGCGCCGTGGACAAGTACCTGTCAGCTAGGAGACTGGACGGAGCATCGGAGCACACCCTGGCCAAGGAGCTTGCCCAACTTCGGAAGACCCTTCGGCTCGCAAAGCGCCGCGGCACCTGGCACGGGGACATCGACGCTGTGATCCCCGCGCGCTTTGACCCGAACTACACACCGCGGATCCGTGTGCTTTCAGCAGAAGAGCTCTCAAAGCTCCTTGGCACGCTTCTCCCTGACCGCGCAGCTCGTGTCGCTTTCATGGTCGCAACGTCGGCGGAGTACGGCGCCACTGAACGTGCCTTGCGGGTTGATGTCGGAAGGGACTCGGTAAAAGTTCGTGGGTCAAAAACAGAGCTCCGAGACCGAACGGTGCCCGTCGTCGCGGAGTTCCAAAAGAGTCTGATCGCCTACGCCTTGCAGCACGCCGAGGGGACCAAGGGAAAGCTCTTTCGACCATGGGCGCGCGGGTCTTACATCCGAGACCTCCATGCAGCTTGTGCGCGGGCTGGGATCCCCGAGTGCTCCCCGAACGACTTCCGGCGCACCCTTGCGACCTGGCTACGCGAGGCAGGTGTACCCGCGGAGCTGGTGAGCCCCCTCTTGGGTCACTGCGACACTCAGATGGTCGAGCGGGTGTACGGCCGGATCAGGCCGGACGCGCTGGCAAACCTGCTCCGGACCGCCCTCGGGGACTGCAGCTTATATGCAGCTGACTCGGCGGACGCGGCGGGATTCATGGGACCATTGGGACAGAGCAAACCCCACGAAACACCGTCTTTTCAGCGCGCAATGCAGGAGTCGAACCTGCGACCTTTGGCTCCGGAGGCCAACGCTCACGCGAAGAAACGGCTTGGATTTGAGTGGTCAGCGCCGCGTTGTGCGCGTACTGCAGCGGATGTGCAGCGCGGCTTGCGGCTGAGGAGTGCCTAACGCGGCTGCGGTCATCACCCACGAGGGCAGGGAGCACACGGTGGTGTGGATCGAGCGGGAGTGAGGGGGGGGTGGGTGGGGCAAGGGAGGCGCTGGGGTGGGTGGAGCGGTTCAGGACGGTCGTGGCGGCGTTGGCTGTGCCATCCACGGGGAAGTATTCGCGGAAAACGGAAGGAACGCCCGCACCGAATTGAGATTCACCTGCCATCGGCCCTGAGAATGCAGCAAGAGCTCTGTTCCCCTCAGGACGTTGAGGTCGCGCGTCAGGGTCTTTTCCGTCTTGGCCGCGTAGCTCCTGCTTAAGCGCGGGGTCAGGAATGCGAGCTCCTTCAGTGTAACTCCGTCTTTCTGTTTCGACGCAGCGAGATCAATCAGAAGATGGGCGCGTCGCTTCCCGGCCGCCGTCTTTGGATCGACCTTCTTATACACAAGATCGGTGAAAGCGACTCGGACCTGCTGCTCCTGAATGACATGGATCTGCTCACGGAGACCGTCGACAAGTCCCACGAGGGAGTAGCGAATGAAGTTGTAGATGTCCCCAGTCTTACTCGCTCGATCAAGCTCGCGATAATACGCTGTACGGGTCTTGTTGTAGTGGTTCGACAGGATGTGCGCCGATGGCGTTGGAACCCCAGAGGCGAGCAGTAACGCGAACTCCAGCAGCCGCGCGGTTCTTCCATTTCCGTCTCCGAACGGGTGGATCCACGCGATGTAAAGATGGGAAACGATCGCGCGAAGGACGTGCATTGAAGCCGTCAGATGCGACTCCACATCCATCAGCTCCTGCAGCCAGTGAGCAAATCGCTCCATCAGGGGCTCGACGTACCTAGGTTCGGGGGCCTTGTAAGTGCCGACACCCACCACCATCCGACGCCAGACCCCGGGTTCAACCCCTTCATTCAGGTCCAAGCCCTGCAAGATAGTCGTGTTCTGAGCTCTGATCCAGGCTAGATTTGGAGCGGCGACCTCTCCGTACGCGAGCGCTGCAACAAACTCATTGCACGCACGCAGGACATTCTTCACCTCTTGTGCGAGGTACGCCTGTGAGGGCGGAAGCGTCAGCTTGTTTTCTGCGATCAGGGCTACCTGATCCTCCGATAGAGTGTTCCCCTCAATGGCCGTCGTGGCCTGCACTCCCTTGACCAGCGCTATCTGGTGCATCTCCCTGGCCACGTCCGGCTGAAGCGGCACGCCGATCACATGTGCGATCTTGGATGCTGCCTCCCCGAGCAGGCGCCAGTCGTCAGCGCCGAGTCTGCGCAGATCCAGCTGAAAATCAATGAATTTGTGCGTAGGACAAATTGACATCGCTCCCCTTCCTCTGCTCCTGTGCGCCGGGTGGGTTCCTAGTCTAATGTGATTTCGAAGTCAATTTTGTCCATCGCGGTGTCCGTCGATTCGTCCCGCCACATGTCCAGCCGCAGGGTTCTGATAGCCCAGTCTTAGAGCCAGGATTCGACAACAGGCAAGATCCAGCAGTCCCAAGCACACTTTCTTTTGCTGCCAGAACGAAAGACCGCGAGCCGTCCGTGACCCCTGATCCCTCGCCGGTTCACGAATGCCACAAACCAAGTTCGCAGGCCTCCACTCACGTTTTGCAGATCCCGTTGTAGCAAGCGGTTTCAAAAGACGAAGGCCGAGGGTGGTCTCGCCCGCATCGAGGAAAGTCGCTTTTGGTCGGAAGCGTGCTACGATATCCCGATGGGGCGCGGAAAGAACCTGACCACCGAAGAACTGGGCCGAGCCGCCAAGGCCTACGTTGCCGAGGGCACGTTCGAGGCCGCGGGGCTGGCCATCGGCAGGGATCCATCGGTGGTCCGGAGGGCGTTGGAGCGCGCGAAGGAGCGTTGCAAAGCCGGAAGGCCGTGCCCGATCTGCGGGGTCCGCAAGGGCGCTTGAGGGAGAAAAGCCGAAAGCCCCGGATCTCTCCGGGGCCTCGGCCGCGTTTATCGCCCGCTCAGCGGCGGTATGGAGTGTTTTGCTCTGGAGCTCCAGCGGTGTCAAGCGTGAGCCGTCCGTGAGCTCGTGGGCCCCGAAACCTCACGCATGGCTCACGTCCGCCCCGGGTGACACCTGCGCCACCTCGCGGGCCCTGGACTATCACGGCCCGTGGACACCCCCGGGAGAAACGCCAAAACCCCCGGACAACACCGGGGGGTCAGAGGCAGCGTTCGCAGGTCGGAGCTACCGAGCCGCGAGCTCGCGCTGCTTAAGCGAGACGGACACTCTTCGCCAGCGCTTCGCATGCCGCGGGGCTGGCGTCGCCGCTGCCCACTCTGCCCTGCAGCGCGCCCCTGCTCTTCGGCCCCCACACGCCGTCAACGGCAACTCCAAGCTGAGCCTGCAACCAACACTCTGCAGCCTCCTGGACCACTCGCTGGTGATCGGCGAGAGATTCCTCGGGATGCTCTGCCGTACGATCCCCGCGGTAGCC